CGAATGGAAAAGGGGAATTAAATTTACTTGAGCAATATTACGCAGACGCAGAAGAATATATTTTAGATGTAGAAAAACAAAATAAAAGCAACAAATTTTTGAATTACATTAATGAATTACAAGAAGAAGTTAGAAATGATGAAGATAGTAAGTTTATAGAGGAATTTATAGAAAAAAATACAGGTATAAGTGAATCAGAGTTTGAAGAGAAATTTGCAGAAGAATATCGGAAATTTAAAGAGCAAAAAGAAGAGAAAGTTTTAAATTAATAAAAATCATTATTATAGCACTTGTTTAAATCAAGTGCTATTTTTTATTTTTTTCTAAAAAATACTTGACAAGTAAAAATATCTTTCTATATCATGCCCTCACAAACAAAACAAGAGAGAAGGTGGCACAAACGGTGAGATGACAAGGATTCGGTAATAGTAAGCATTGAGTTAATATACGAACAAAGGGGTAAATATCAAGCACATCTTCTCCCTAGCAGAAAGGGAGATGGTTGCTATGAATACAAATAAAAATAAAGACTATTTTTATAAATGTTTAGAAGTAGCGAAAATTGGTGAAAAAATCGTAACAGAACTTTTTGAGAACAAGGGATATACAGTTAAAGATGTAAGCAGTGATGAAAAATGGCAAGAACCAGACATAGACTTGCTTATCTATCAAGATGGAAAATTGGTAAACAAAGTAGAGGTAAAAACCGATGAAAAAGCCTTGGTAACAGGAAATGTCTTTATAGAGACAAAATCGAATAAAGGGCTTGGCTGGATTTGGAAAACAGAGGCAGATTATCTTTATATAGTCATTCCTACTGTAAAAATATATGTATTGTATATAGATGAATTCAGGGAATGGTTTCGTAGTATTATGTATGATTGCAAACTAAAGCCTTCACAAACTACAGACAAGTATGGGAATTTTTTGTATAACAATTGGGGACGATTGGTTCCTATGCATGTTATGGATAGTTTAGAATTTGTTTATTCAATTCCCATTAATTAATTTTTAAAAAATACTTGCAATCGATATATATGATTTTATATCTTATACTCACCTCAGTTAAACATTAATTAATACATTTTATCTGGTTTTTTATTGAAAAAGGGGTGTTTATATAACCCCCTTTTTTTACATAGGAGGTGGTATTATGAGACATATACTTGCTCTCGACCAGTCCACGGCTGTTACTGGTTTTGCTATTTTCAGTAACGACAATTTAAAGAAATCAGGCTACTATAAGCCATCTGGAGATTTATTTACACGGATAAATCAAACGAAAAACTACATAAAAGAATTGATAGAAGATAATGATATTATTTATGTATTTCTTGAAGATATTCAGTATCAAAAAAATCAAAAGACTTACAAAATACTCTCAAACTTGCAAGGCGTAATAATAAATCTTTTAGTAGAGTTAGATATATCGTTTGAAATAATTCCTCCTTCACGCTGGAAATCTTGGAATGGGATAAAAGGAAAGAAAAGAGAACAACAAAAGAGAAACACAATAGAGAAAGTCAAAGAGATTTATGGAAAAGAAGCGTTAGAGGATGAAGCAGATGCAATTTGCATTGGGCTATATGGCTTATACTTATTAGAACAAAAAGACACTATTTAAAATAGTGTCTTTTTTGTATAATAATTAAAAGTAACAAATCCTTATTTAAGCCCCAAGTGGGCTTTTTTTATGTTTGAAATCAAGTGTAAACTGAAACGGCACTTTATATATATTATCTATTCCACACCCCTTCACCCCTTCTATACAAATTTAACTTGAAAATAATGAAAATCATTGGATATAAGGTGTCTTATGAAGTTTTGCAATAGTAAAACCAATGATTTTTTTGCAAAAGGGGTGATAATCATGGCACGTCCAAAGAAAGTAATAGATATGCAGGAAGTTGAAAAACTCGCAAGTGAAGGTTGTACAGTTGATGAAATCGCTGCTTATTTTCATGTAAATAAAAGCACTTTATATAGACGGAAAAAATTTAAAGAGACGTATGAGAGGGGATTGGAAAAATGTAAATTAAGTGTTCGCCGTGCCCTGTATAAAAAAGGTGTGATTAATGGTGATACAAAAGCCCTTATTTTCCTCGCAAAGAACTTGCTTGGTATGACTGATAATCCTGTACAGCAACAAGATACACAAGAACAAGTAATCAGGGTTATTTTAGAGGATTAAAGGGGTTGATAGACATGGAGGTAAGAATTTCAAAGAAAATTTTTGTTCCTGTTTATCTACCCTATTTGGACAACACAAAAAGATATCAAATATATTATGGTGGGCGTGGAAGTGGCAAAAGTCAGTTTATTGCACAAAAGAAGTTAATTTTAAATATGCGAGATGTCGGGAGAAATACGATTGTTCTGAGAAAACATGCGACAACTAATCGTTATTCTACTTTTTCACTATTTCAGCAGTTGATTTCAAAGTATAAATTAGAGCAAATTTTTGATATCAACATCTCTCGAATGGAGATAACAAATAAAATTAATAAAAACCAAATAAGATTTGGCGGACTCGATAACCCTGAAAAATTCAAGGGAACTACTTTTTTAAACGGTATTTTAACAGATGTTTGGATTGAAGAAGCGACAGAAATTACCAAACAGGACTTCACCACAGTCGATTTAACTTTGAGGGGTAAATCAAATATTCCATTTGAAATTGATTTAACTTTTAATCCAATTTCAAATCGTTCTTGGATAAAATCGACATTTTTTGACATCACAAGTGAAGACTCTGAAATAGATAAGAATAAAGTAAGTATTTTAAAAACTTGTTATAAAGATAACCCATTCTTGGATGATGACTACAAACAAAGGCTTGAAAGATTACAGTTTCTTGATGAAAACGCATATGCAGTAAATGCTTTAGGAGAATGGGGTACTCATAAGTCTATTATCTTCACAAATTACGAAGTAAAAGATTTATCTACTGATATTGGTGATTACGATGCTGTTTGTATGGGTATGGACTTTGGTTTTAACGACCCGTCTGTTGCCGTTTTAGTCGGATTAAAAGATAGAGATATTTATATTTTAGGTGAACTTTATAAAAAACATAGAACAACTGAAGAATGGATAGAAGATTATGAGAAGTTTTTAAATGAAAACGGATGGCATAGAGGAATAAGAATTGTAGCAGACAGTGCTGAACAAGACAGAATAAAAACATTTAGGAATAAGGGCTTCTTACATTGTTATGGAGCAGAAAAAGGACAAGGAAGCGTTTTAAATGGGATTAATTTTCTTAAATCGAGACGGATTTATATAAATGCAACTTGTCCTTATACAATAAAAGAATTTCAAAGTTATTCTTGGAAAGTTGATAAAAAGACAGAAGAAATAATAGATGAGCCAATCGACTTTGACAATCACTGTATTGACGCAATTCGCTATGCAACTGAACAGTGGAGAGATAGTAAAAACAATCTTGGTTTTGTTAAACTACGCTAACACAAAAAGGGGGTATGTGTTTATGCTTACAAGTTTGGATTTCCTTAAAGTAGGAGAATTATTCCCGCCTAAGTGCGAAGTTGAGAGGTTAGAAAATTACGATATATATAAAAAATTATTTGAAGGCAAACACAATGATGTTTACAAGTATCAAATTGATAGAATTAAAAGAGTTCAAGGAGATTTTCAAGAGGTTATTTCATATAATGTGATACTTAACTACCAACAACTTATAACAAAGAAAACAGCAGATTTATTAGTTGGGGAAAGTCCAAAAATTTCTGTTCAAGATGAAAAGAAACAGAAAATCGTGGATGAAATCATAAAAAGAAATGATATTTATAATTTGCTTTATATAATTGCAATGGACACCTCCAGATATGGAGTTGGACTATTTTATCTATATAAAGATTTAAACAGGGGAGTAATTGATATTACTCAGCCAGCCATCTGGTTTCCTGTGGTAGACGAGAGAAATGTAAGAAGAATCAAATATCATGTGTTGTGTATACCTCGTGTCTTAAATGAAAATAAAAATGGAAATGAAATTGAATTATATGTAGAAATTCACGAAAAAGGCAGATACACAATAAAACGATTTTTAGTAAGAAATGGAAAAATTATAAGAGAATTTACTGAAGAAGAAAAAGTAGTAGAAACATGGCTAAATGATTTTGCAATAATTCCTGTTACAAATATTACAACCTCTGATAATATCTATGGGATAAGCGATTATATGGCGATTGATTCTATTATTTGTGAACTTGAAGTGAGATTTGCACAAATAGCGAAGGTACTAGACAAACACTCCCAGCCAAGTATGCAAGGGCCAAGCAGTGCGTTGACTTATAATCGGGAAACAGACACTTACAGTTTGAAGACGGGTTCATATTTTGTCGTGGAGGGAACGGATGGAAAGGTGTCATACTTGACTTGGGATGCACAACTAGAGGCAAACTTCCGCTTTATAAAAGAACTTCAGAACGCTTTATATATCATTTCGGAAATGGGTGGCACTTTGTTGGGCGAACGTGAAAATGGTAGCGGTGGCGTAACAAGTGGTATTGCTTACAAACTCAAAATGGAAACGGCTCTTCAAAAAGTTGGAAGAATAAGAAACTCTATGGATACAGCCCTTCGAAAAGCCATTTCTAATTGCGCAAAAATGGAAGGGTATGATATTGACGAATACGAACTCATCATCGAATGGAAGGACGGACTTATTGATGATGAAAGAGAACAAGCGGAAATAATGCAAATTAAAAACGGAAATAAACCTGTTTTAAGCCATGTGACTTCAATAATGCTTGCCAATGATATGACAATGGAAGAAGCGGAAGAAGAATATCAGCGTATAATGCAAGAAGAAATGGAAGCAAATCCTTTAAATGTACCAAATCCACATATCGGAGAAAATGAAGAGATAGATGAAGAGAACGATTAAAGAGAGGTGAGGACTTATGGTAAAAAAACTCACCTATGTTGAAGAACTTATTAGATTGTTCACATCAGCACAAGCGGAACTTATTCGTCTATTGCAAACTGTGGAACCAAGAGGCAGTGTTTATCAATATCGAAAAGAACTCCTTACCCAAATAAACAAGGAATTAGCCTTACTGAATGGTAAGGCTACTCCTTTAATGGAATCTTTAATTAAACAAGCGTATATTCAAGGAATTATATTAGTGAATAGAAAACTGGGTAAGAAAATGAAAAGCACTAGAGAAGCAGATATTTTAAAAGAATTAAGTAAAACACATCGTAAGACTATTAATGTGTTTATACGAAACAAACTAAACGAACTCAATGATACACAATTTTTCATTGGGCGACAGATAAAAGATAATATACAAAAAGCCACACAGGAAGCAATTGGACTTAAATTAAGTACAAATGAAACTCTTCAAGAATGTAAAAAGAATATATTAAAAAACTTTAGTGAGCAAGGGATAACTGCTATAAAGACAAAAAACAATAGATATATAAGGATGGACGCTTACGCAGAAATGGTAGCAAGAAGCACTACAAGAGAAGTAACAAACACTGCAACGATTTTACAAGTTAGCGAATTAGGCTATGACTTGGTAAAGATATCTGAACATCCTAACGCATGCCCTATCTGTCAAAAGTATCAAGGCAGAGTTTATAGTATATCTGGTAAAGATAAAAGGTTTCCCAAATTAGATGTTGCCTTTTCGAGTGGTTATGCAAATATACACCCAAATTGCAGACACGTTCTGGAGCCGTATATTGAAGCGTTTAATGATGTAGATAAAGACATAATAAACAGCAATCGTCCTTTTATTGAACCAAGTAAAGCCGATAGGCAAGTGCAAGCATATTACCAAGTTCAAAAAGAAAAAGCGAAATTAAGAGCAGACAGGCTTGAATATGAAAAATATAAAACAATGTTAAGAGATGAAACACCTGCTAGTTTTGCTGCTTTTAGAAGAATGAAATTGGCTAATTCTGATAATTATAAGAAATTAAAACAAAAATATAAGGAAGCCGTCAAGAGAAACAAAAGAGAAAGTTAAGAGAAAAAATTTTAAAAAAGACTTGAAATTAAAAAGTATGTTTTTATAATATAGGCAATACAATAGCAACGATAACAACGATTCCAACGCAAATAATAAAATAACGAAAAATTTCATAAAATCATCTCCTTTTCTATAAAGGTGGTAGGCTTGTTCGGTGTAATGAGCCTACCATTTTCTTCTTTTTTTTATTAAATTACTCAAGTCTATTTTTTTTTG